TCTGCTGCCGGCTCAACGCGCACAGGTTTCACCGTTGTTGTCTATGTGGTCAACGGCTGGCACAGAGGCAAGCACAGCAATGTTGCGTTGGCGTGAGCAGGGTTTGCGCGCTATTGACACAGGCAAGAACGCATCGTTTTATTTTGCAGAGTGGTCTCCGCCGCCAGACATAAACCCGATGACCCCAGAGGCATGGGTCTATGGCAACCCAGCGCTAGGCATAACCCTGACCGAAGCCACGTTGCTAGCAGAGTCAGAGAACCCTGATCGAGCCGCGTTCCTGCGCGCATCCTGCAATCTATGGGTGGCTAGCGACAAGTCGTGGATACAGCCGGGTCAATGGCCTGCCTTGCAGTACGAGGGCGAAATACCTGACGGCGGCACGGTAGCCATAGAGACAAGCCTTGATGACACGCGCTATTTTGCGGTGCGTTGCGTGGCTTTACCTGATCGGCGCACGGTGGCAACAGTTGAGTTTGTGGCAGACACTTTTAGTGAGATGCTGGCACACGTTGAGCGACTGTGTAGCAACCCTGCAGTAAAGTTTGCGATAACACCAACAGTGGATAACCATTGGCCGCTATCTCTTGAGCGCCGCCGCGTTGTGGTGGGCTACGGCGAAATACTTAAGTTTACGCCGTCAGTAAAAAACATGATTAACGAAAAACTGTTATGGCATGACGGCAGCAACCAACTTGCCGAACACGTCAGCCGCGCTGTTGCTGTTCGCTCACAAAACAGCATTGCGCTATCTAGCCAACGATCACCTGGCCCAATCGAGTTGGCGCGCTGCATGGTTTGGGCAGCAGCTTTGACCAGCCGACCAACGTCATCTGGCAAACCAATGTTGGTTGTGTCTAACCAGTAGGCTCGTCTTGGCATCGGCTCGATGGCTTGCTTATCGTCGGGATACCGCATCGCATACCGGGCCGATGCCACCACAACAAGCACAGACTGTGACACACTAAAGACATGGCATTATTTAACAAAGTGACTAAAGCCGCTATTTCTCCGCCAGCAGGCAAAGCCGCTGCCGCTGGCACTGGCTACAACAACTTTTACTCGCCGTCATCTAACAACGGTGGCGCTGCAATGGTTGGCGTTTACTACAATTACACAGAGGGTGAAGCACGCAACGCTGCAATGTCTGTGCCAACTGTTAGTCGAGCACGCGACCTGATCGCATCCGTAATCGGCTGTATGCCATTGCGTATGTACAACGAAATGTGGAACGGCGATGAGATGGAAAAAATGCCATTAGCGCCGCGTACTTGGTTGCGCCGTATTGACCCAACCGTGCCAAACAACTTTGTTTTGTCGTGGACTTTTGACGATCTATTTTTCTATGGTCGAGCATTTTGGTATGTCACGTCACGCACAGCCGATGGTTTTCCAGCGTCTTACACGCGCCTGCCAGCGTCTATGGTGCAGACACTTGATCAGTCTGGCCCAGTGTGGTTTGCACCGTCTAAACAAATTATTTTTAGCGGCGGCGAACTAAACCCAGACGATGTGATCCAATTCTTGTCACCTATTCAGGGCATTACGTCAATGTCGCAACAATCGGTTGCTACCGCACTAAAATTAGAAGCTGCACGGTTTCGCAACGCATCGAGCGCGATCCCTGCCGGCATCCTTAAGCAAACTGGTGGCGAGCCACTAAACGCACAAGAACTTGCCGATCTTGCCAGCGCATTTAACGCAGCGCGCATGACCAACCAGACCGCTGCGCTAAACGAGTATTTGTCTTACACCGAAACCAGCACAAGCCCAGACAAAATGCTTTTGATTGACTCTGCGGAATTTCAGGCAATGGAAATGGCGCGCTTGTGCAACGTGCCACCATATTTGGTTGGCGTGTCAGTAGGCAGTTACTCGTACCAGTCAAGCAAAGAAAGCCGCGCCGATCTTTGGACATTTGGTGCACGCGCCTACGCCGATTGCATAGCCGGCACACTAAGCCAAAACAATGTTTTGCCTAACGGCACATATGTTGAGTTTGACGTAGAGGGCTACCTAATGGGTGACTACAGCGAGAACAACGAAATGGCACAACCAGAGTCCTACGATGAGGTACAGTCGCAATCATGATTAAATTTATTGCATCACAGGTAACGATTGACGCTGCAGCTGGCGAGGCTGGCCGCCGCGAAATTACAGGAATTGCAGTGCCATACGGCGTTGCCGCCACCGTTGCCGATGGCACGTCAGTAATCTTTGAGGCAGGCAGCCTGCCAGTTGATGGCAAAGCACCGCGCCTGTACATGAACCACGACTCGACTAACGCCATTGGCATTGTTACAGAGCGCGTGGATACACCAGAGGGCATGATGTTTACGGCCAAGATCAGCAAAACACAGGCTGGCGATGAGGCGTTAATTCTTGCACAGGACGGCGTTTTGGACTCTGTATCGGTTGGCGTAAACCCAATCAAATACACCACAGCCAAAGACGGAACGATCACAGTGACCGCCGCCGATTGGATCGAGTTGTCGCTAGTGCCAGTGCCAGCATTTGCAGGTGCGATCATCACCGACATCGCAGCGAGTATCCCACACGAAGATGAAGAAATAAGTATTATAGAAACAGAACCTACACAGGAGACAGAACCCATGAGCGAAGCAACCATCCCAGCAGTCGAGGCAACCATCCCAACTGCACCAATTTTTGCACAAGCAAAACGCAAGTTTTCCATGCCGAGCGCTGGCGAATATTTGGCGGCCATGCACGCGGGCGGTGACACTTTTTACAACGTCAACGCCGCATACAAAGAAGCCGTGCGCGATCAGCAAACAGCATTGCAAGCAGCTGCAGGCGATATTTTGACCACAGACACACCCGGCTTGTTGCCAGTGCCAGTTCTTGGGCCAGTGTTCCAAGACCTGAACTTTGTGCGTCCAGTTGTCACCGCTTTTGGTGCACGTTCAATGCCAAACACACCTAGCAAAACTTTTGTTAGGCCAACAATTACCACGCACACAAGCGCTGCAACACAGACCGAAGGCTCTGCAGTTAGCGCAACCACAATGGTCATTGCATCTAACACGGTTACAAAGTCAACTGTTGCAGGTCAAGTCACGTTGACAATGCAAGACATGGACTTTACTGACCCAGCGTCAATGAACATTATTCTTAATGACCTTGCAGGTGAGTACCTGATCAAGACTGATGACATTGCAGCAGATGCACTTGTATCTGGCAAAACAGCGTCAGGCTCAACATGGACTGTTACCGCTGGTGACCCAACATCGTTGATTAGTTCTTTGTATGATGCAGCACGCGAAATTGCAGAGGACAGCAACTATTTTCCAACACACTTGTGCGTAAGCCCAGACGTGTGGGAAAAGTTGGGTGCACAGTTGGACAGCAACAAACGTCCAGTTTTGGGTTATGTCACCGATGGCATTATGGGCCAAAACTCAATTGGCAAAGTTGGCGGCATGGGCTACAACAACATGAACGTAATGGGCTTGCAGCTGGTTGTTGATAACAACTTCGCCTCTGGCACAATGCTTGTTGTTTACGCACCGGGCTTTGAGATTTACGAAGCACAGCAGGGTGTCTTGTCAATTGCTAACCCAAGCACATTGAGCCGCACGTTCTCTTACTACGGTTACTTCTCAACATTTGTTGCTAAGTCCTCGTTTATTCAGGGCATCGTAATCGCTTAGTCTGTAGCGGACTTACACCGCTATGGCAACTTACAACACCGCCAGTAAACAGTTAATTGGTAACTACGCGTGCATTAGCACGTTAGAGCCAACAGATATTGTTGTTGGGCAATCTATAACCGTTGGCTCAATTGGCGCACCGTTTAACGGCACGTTTACTGTGCTGGCGTTGCCACAGTACGAGTACACAGGTATTGACAACACCACTGGCGAGTTTCTTTACAACGAGGAAGTAGCACGGCCTAACCAGATCATCTACGCCACCACAGGCAGCAATGTTGACTATGCGGTGTTTTATACCGGCACAGTTACCTATACACAAAACTGCACTTGGATTACCGTTGCCGAACTGATCACATATTTGGGCGTAACGATTACCAATCCGTCAGACGATTACACGCTTGCTACACAAGCACGAAACGCTGGCAACGATTTCTGTTACCGCCGCCGGCAAGAGGCAGGCTATTTTGACAGCCTTACCACGTCACCGGGTCACGATGTCACGCTAGGCACGCTGATGTATGCCGCAGCTTTGTGGCGTTCACGTGGCAGCATCGAGACAGCGTTTGCAGCGTTTGACACAATGGGCACACCAACCCAGCAATCTCTTACGCCGATAGTTAAGCAATTGTTGGGTATCCCCCGACCAGCGGTTGCCTAATGCCTGCACCATACACAGACCTCTTAAACGAGGCCATAGACGATGTAGCAGCCACGCTAACGGCCGTAAGTGGGCTAAG